GGATTGCTGGTAATCCTACCAACGGTGCATTCTTCTCTTGTGACAAGAGATGATATTGCGTCATAAAGTCCTGTATATAACTTTGTTCTATAGCAGGAGAGAGTGTTGTGCTAGACATTTCTAGACCTCCTTGTTTAAAGTACTACGCTAGAAATTGCCCACGTTGGATTTCTATTTAATTGTTAAGAGAGCGGGAGCTAATGCTTACCCCTAGAGTAACTCTTCCAGATTAATTCTTTTAACTTCTTCTGGCTTCGCCTCTTTTTCCCCTATATCTTCTATTTTAACACTTTTTCGTCCAAAGTCAACCTCGTATGCGCCAGACAACCCTTTCTTAAAGAAACTGTATTTGCCTTCGTTACCTCTAAAACTGAACTTCTCGCCATTTTTAATGGTGTTTTTTAGCTCTACATAAGCTAGTGCTGTTACATTCCTAAGTGTTTGTAAATCAATCTCAAATGGTTTTGGAACAGACCACAACTTGAATTTTGAAGCAACTAATTGCAATTCATATTCACTCATTCCTAAGATATTTCTATCTAGTAGCCCATCATCTTTTTTATTCCTAGTCCATTTGTAAACTTTGCAAGACTCTACGCCATCGCAAATAGGTAATTTTTCTTCGCCTTCTTTTTTAGCGTTCTCTTCTCGCATATCTGCAATCCAATGAGCCATTAATCTTGACTGCACATTAGACATAATCATATTATCTGGCATATCTGGAATTTCTTTTTCAAAATCAACTGTAGTTCTTAATTTACCATTTGGTGTATTTGTATAATACGTTGCTGTAACATTAACTTTAATCATTTTTTCTACTCCTATTTGTAAATCTGTCTAGTTAGTTCTTCTCTTTCTTTCAATATAGCGTCTTTTTGTGCTTGAGTATACATCTTGCCAGTAGCAAGTGCCTGTAACTCCTTAGTAAGCTCTTGGTGACGTGTTTTCATATCATCCATACTTTTCATACCGGTTGGCTTACTAGCCCCTAAATCGCCTTCTACATAGCCATATTTGTCACTTAACGACTTCAATATTTTTTGGTGCATTACCTTTGTAGCATTTGGTGCCAATTCAAAAGCTTTAATTTCCTCTGGTGAAAGAATTGTTTTTAGCATTTTGTCATTATCTAATTTGATACTTTCATAATTACTGCCCAACGTTTCACTAAGCATAGTCTTATAAGTATTTTCATCTGTTAGTTCTGCTGTTTTTTCTTCGCTAAACTTACTCCAAGCTTCCATTACCGCTTTAGCTTGTGGCACTGCTAAATTAGCCCCAGCAAAAGCATTCTGGAAATACTCTACGTTATCGTCTGGCATATTGTCAAATAAACCTTTTAAATCGTAACTTGTTGCATCTTCTGGCTTAAAGTCTGCTAGAAAATCCATAATATTGTCTTGTTCTGGACGTTGGACATAATTATTTTCTTTAATATAGTCCTCAGCTCTCTTTCCTACCAATGATTGTGCATTGTCTGTTGCTTTCCATAGGTCATCTACGGATTTTACATTCTGAGTCCACCCTTTTTCTTTGTATTCTTCTGGTATAGAGAAATCTGGCACTTGTGCTTCATTGCCAGCCTGTTGCTCCTGACCATTGTCGTTTGTTTGTTCTTCAGTCATTTTCTGCTCCTTTTAATTCTATTGCAATTCTTGCCTTTATTGGAAGATAGTTCTTGATGCTATCATAAATATTTTGTTGCGCTCTATAAGCTAAGGCTACATCTCCGCTCATTGCTTTCTTTAAGTCGCCAATATGTGTGCTTGTATAAAACCATTTAAGGAATATAAGCCCCTCTGGAGTGCCGAACATCTTCTGGCAAGCCCCTCGTAACTCATTGTCTTGATTTGCTAGTACGTCTTCGCCTACTTGTTTGCGTTTAAGAAGTTTATCCGTACTGGCTTTCACTTTGTTTAACATCTTTTTCTGCTCCTGCTATATTTTTCTGCGTTTCACTTTGTATTTTATTCGCCTCAAGCATTTGTGCTGCTTGTTGCATTTGTTGTTGAGCTTGTACAGCTTCACCATATTCAATCTCATTTAACATAAAATCTTCATTTTGTAGATTAGTCAAGTTTTTCACTAGAGATAACATCTTATATCCATCGACTGCCATTGCTATGTTAGGGTCTAATTGAAGTAATTGACCATAAACTACTAAGAACCTATTGAATGCTTCATATTGCTCATAATTACTTATCTGTTCAACTTCGTTATTAAATTGAATGTCATACCAAGTAGAATTACTATTGATTAGTTCAATAATTTCTTCTGGTATTATTTCGTGTTCCTTGCCTTCTTTTCTTAATTTTTCAATATCTTCTTCTGATGTAGCACCCATAAGACCAAAACGTTCGTCAAGCATAATGCTTATTACACGTCTGATGACAGGTATAAGCAACTCGTATTTCTGTTGTTGGACTACTCCTGATATAGCTCTAGCTCTTATGCTGTATTTCTTTAATACTTCAGTAGCTGTTCTTTCAACTTCTGAACCCAAGTCTAATAGCTGATTAAGTTTAAACATAGTGACAACAGCGCTATCACTACGGTCTAGCATTATCTTTAATGACTGTGATATATCTTTTACGTCATTCATTGGTAAAAGTGGTGACTTATCCATACCGCCTATAGGGTTTAGCTCTATAATATTATTTGCTGAAGTATCAATGCCTTCTTCCGTTAATGCCCCTATATAAGTTGCATAAGCAGGTGCCACTGATTTTTCTGCACCCTCAATAGCTAATGCCGTAAGGAAGTTAGTAGCTTTAATTTTAGATATAGCTAGTATACCAGAGCTAACTCCATATACGTTTTGTGTCTTAATAGCCCTAGAAATAGCGATAGGAAGTTCTTTGTAATACTCTTCAAAGAAAACTTTCTCTTCATAAAACCAAAAACCTTTGTACTTAGTACCTTTTTTGCCTACTCTGCCAATAGCGAACTCTTGGTTAGGCAACACACCGTGTACTATTTTATACTTTTTGTTATAATCATTCTTCTTGAAATTGTCTTTGATTTCTTTTGGTAATTGGGCAAACTTTTCTTCATCTACTTTTCCGTCAATAACTGCAAAAGTGTCCACAATCCTTGATACACGCCAGTTGTAGGTAGTGTAGATTATTTTAATTCTACCATTTTCACCTTCGTCAAACGCACTATTAGCAACTCCATAGAAGTTAAACGTAATAGCATTCTCTGATTTGTTCTTTAGATACTCTGCATTTGGATAAGCCCCTATGCCACTTGTACCAAAGCTAGGTTGGTCTGTAGTATGAGATTTCAAAGCTGGTAGCCACCCACTATCATAATGATTGAATTGGTTCAATACTTGCTTTGTAGCCCATTTAAAATAGCTTGCATATTGGTCGTCTATATCTAAAAGCTTCTTTAATTGTTCACTAGGAACGATATTGAAAACATTCTGAGGCGAACCCCATAAAATACCTTGCATATAATCAGAAAATTGATTAACGGCGTTAAAAGCTGTAACATCATCAATGTAATAGTCCTTTTGGTCTGATTGGTCAGTACTTTCTTCAAAGTCACTAGTTATATCTTGACTGATAGACACATACTTGCTTATATCTCTCCAAAGAGGTATATATTTGCTTCTTAGCGTTTTGCAATCAGCATAACGTTCTACTACTAGTTGTTGTTCAGTCTTTTTCATAATTAATTACCAAAAATGTTATTATTTATAGGACTTACAAATTGACCTTCTTGTAGCTGTTGACCTATCTGCCCGCCACTTGTTTGAGTCGTTTTTTGCTGTTCAAGAGCTAGTTTAGCTGCTTTATCTTTTTGTGCTTGTAAAGCTTCGGAAGCACCTGCGGCACGTTTATCTGCTTTTTTTTTCTTTTGATGTTGGCTAAGAATACCCAAACCTAGTCCTGCTGCAAGTATATCACCCATATCTATAAACTCCTATAATTCGTTTATCCTCAATGTCAAACTGGTTGATTTCAACTATTCTACCTTTTGAAACTTCCATAACTAGGTCATCACCAAGATATATGCCAATATGGAGAGTTCTACTCCCCATTAGACATAATATAACATCTATTGGCATAATATCACATTTGTCTATTTTAGTAAAGTGTTCTTCAAGCTTCTCACGCAAAAAACTCATTGCCTTTGTTCTAGGACGCTTGTGTTTTGGGACATTAGGGTAAAAATAGTATAATGGGTCTAAACACCCCATCCAATTACCATACTCATCAGTTTCTCTATACGGATTATCAAGTATAGTCACCAATTTCTTCTCCTCTTGACACGTCTAGGTGTTATTATCCGTTTACTTTTCTGTTCCTGTAAATATACAGGCACAAAACTAGCGAACGTAAGAGCAAGTGCGTCTGCAAAGTCAGTAGAGTTAATCTCTGTACCTTTGACAATCTTATTCTTAGGCTCTAGTTTAAACCTTCCATTACTATCTGCCACTTCTAAATCTGGCATTAGCATTAAATCTCTAAATAACTGTTCAATAAACTGATTAGGTTTTACATAAACTCCGTATTCCTGCATAAACCAATCTCTAAGGTTATCAAACATCTCTGTACGCTTATTTGAATACTTTTGGCTATTACTTGCACCAGAACCAAAATTAACAAGCTCTACATTCCTATATCCAGCATCACGCATTACATCAAATACACCTGTTCCGTGTCCATAGTCAATAAATATTCTATCTACCTTGTACTGCTCACTCAAATTACTAAGTATTCCAGCCAGTTTAATATTATCCATATACTGATAGCTGAGTATATCAAGCAAGACTCTGCCTTGTCTAATACATATTACAGTCTTATCCCCAGTCCTAGCAGGGTCTACGCCAATTACAATAGGCGATGTATTATTAACAGCATACTGTATATTATGCTTTGAAGCCTCTAAATACATCAGCGACAACAAAGAAGTACCACTACGCACAAAAGCCTCTTGGATTGTAGCAGGATATTCCTGTTCGAACAAATACTCTCTGCCCTTGAAATCACTTGCTATCTTCTGTCTACGCCAAAATATCTGCTCATTAGTCAAATTATGAGCGTTCTTTAATGCCTCTTCTTTATCAGTCAACTTAAACTCAAGTGGCACAGCAGTAGCATACTCGTAATGCTCAAACCACGGGTAAAATAACGTATCCCATTCGCTACTCTCTTCCAAGCCTTCCATACACTTCTGATAAAAGAAAGCACCGTTACCG